GCCCGTTCCCGCGCCGGCTCCGCCTGTCTCGGTGACCGCCCCGCCCGCACCGTTGGTGGAAGACGCAGCGCCGCCCGTAATCGTGACCGCTCCGCCGGCGCCTGTCGCGCCCGCGCCCGATGCGCCACCTATAAGACTGGCCGCGCCGCCGTTATTCGCGCCATCTCCAGCGCCGCCCGTAATGGAAACCGGGTCACCTGCGGAGGTGCTTCCGACCTTTCCAGCGATTGCCAGAGTGGACGACGACGTTTCACCGACGATGGAATCTAGGGTTATTCCATTTGATCCAAAGGCCTGAGCCGAACCAGTCGCGCCGGCTACGCTACCGTCGGCAGCAAGGAAGCCAGAGGCGGAAGCCGAGAAAGCCGTTCCGGTGTATGCGGTTCCGCTATTGGAAACGAAAGATCCTTGAGAATCGGTGAGCGTTACAATCGTTGAGCCCGCGTCGTTCTTAACTACGACGTTGTCGCCACCGGAACCCGTATTCACGAAAAAATACCATAGCCCCGCGTTGTTCTCTTCGGCTGGTAGGGTTACGTCGCGTTCTGCTCCGTTGGTATCGATTCTCTGGAAACGGGTCGACTCAAGGGTAAGCGTGATATCTCCGGTCGCGGTTGTACTGGTAGTCTTAAAGATGTCCTGGATCTTGTTTCCGGACCAACGCTGAACCCCGTCCGAGACTCCGCCCGTATCCGCTGCGAAGGCCATACCGACCAATGCGGAGAATGTCAGGATTGCAGTCAGTAGTAGACGTTTCATGTTTTTAACTCCGGTTTGTTTCAAAGGTCGCGGCAATCTCAAAAACAAAGATTCAAGATCTAAACAAGTTCGAAGTGCGCGATGGGCTGCTGCCCCGCCGCTGGTGTCGGCACGTTTTCTTTTGGAGTTGCGGAGGAGATGGTAATCCAGCGCGGCTTTTTGGGGCTCGTTCCGAAGTTCACCAGCAGGTCTGAGCAGGGTACCCAGTGCATGCGGGCAGATGGCCCGTCGCCCACCTGGCGCTGATACGCCTTCATCAACAAGCCCCGGTACTCTGCGAGGCGTACTGTTTTGCCGTGAATGACCAGAGCAACCGCGCCCTTTTCCATGCGTTCGGAAAGCTCTTTCATGGCTGCCGCCTGCATCGCCGGAGCAAGGGCCCGAATCCTGCGGTATTCGTCGTCGGGATTGTCCACCGATGGAATCTTGATCAGATCGCCCTTGTTGACGGGGAGCGGTACAACCTTCGCCGGCCAACTCCTGCCGTCCGGCCCATGATATACGGCGTTCTTGTGCTTCGGCGCCTCGCCGCCCTTCTCAAAGTTGGGGTGATGCTTATACCCAAAACGATCCTCGAATTCAGGATCCTCCATGACCTTCGAGGGAGCCTTGCCGCCTGCATCTTTGTCGTTGGCCATCGGAAACAGTCTCCAGGTTTGGTTCAGCGTTTCGGGTAATGGTCAGCTTTAAATCACAGCCTCACAGTTTCAAGTCCGGTTTAGTTCCCGGAGTAGTTGTGCACCAGCTCGGCCAGCTTCACTTCCTTGTCGTCGCTGTATACAACGGACCAGTTGGCGGACGAAAGCAGAGTCGCGTCGGTCGGGTTGGCCCCGCCCGCTCCGCTGTTGTACCCCATCCCGCAGACCCCGACCGCATAGTCGGCGTCAGCTCGCCAGCGCATCAGGACCTGCTCGGCGCTGGTGTCCTGGAATTCCGGATAGACCGTCAAGGGCAGGGTGAACCAGACCCGGACCCCACCAGGCGCGATCAGCAACGTGTGGTACTTGTCGTTGCCGGCGTCTGCCGTGGTGAGTGCTGCCGAATCTGCCATGAAGAATGGCATTCCCAGCGGAGGAATATCCCCGCCGCGTACCGCCACGTCCGCGACACCCTGAACGCCCAGACCGAGATAGAAGTTGATGAGGTCTTGACGAGCTTCGGACCGACCCAGGAGAACGCCGCGCCGTGCCATGTCCCGATTGTCGCCGAAGTTGTTCAGCAAAGCGTTGATCTGCTGCGGCGTGAGGTTCGTGCGGGCGGTCGCGTCCCAAACGTCGGTCGTGTGTTCGGTCGTTGTCATCGCCGCAAGGGCACCGCGAATGGTATTGATGATGGTTTCGCGCATCGCTGTAGCGAGTTGCTCGCCGGCCTGCATACCGATCTCTTGAGAGATGGCACCTGGGCGAGCGCGGGAAACGCGCGCGGCATCCAGCGAGTAGGACACGGTCCCGATCTTCTTGTGAACCTTCACGGCCTTCTCGTTTCCGCCGGTAAGCTCGAGAGGGGTAATGGTACTGGTGCTGGTGATATCGCGCCGGGTGACCAGCGAGGAGATTCGCTTAAAAACGGGCATCTCGTAATACTGCCCTTCGCTTCCGAACACCGGATCGTTCAGGAGTTGAATCGGGGAGTCTGGACTGGAACCGATCACACCGAGGATGTCGATGTTGTCCACGAATGCCTGACGGGCGTACTCTGCGGCGACTTCGGGAATAAATAGATCACTCGGGATGGTATCGGCCATGGCTCAAGCTCCTATCGTTTTTTTCTACGCTCCTCGTCAGCTTCGGCGCGAATCTGCGCAAATTGATCGGGAGCCGCCTTTTTCATTTCGTACATCAATTTGGGATCGGCCAAAACATCGGCCCACTTAACGGAAGCGAACTTATTTGGGTCGACGTTCTCCCCTGGTTTCAACCCATCGGAACTCGGAGGCGTCTTACTCGGCTTCCAAACCTGCCCAGGTGCCGACTGGAAATAGGCCGAAAGATACTGGCCTATCTCAGTCTGAACGGTATCCGATTCGTGGTATCTAACTTTGAAGTCATCTCCTACCACGATCTTCGTATCATGCTTCGCAAGCATCAGCGTCGTAAAGTCGTCGGCTGCTTCGTCAGAGAGACCGTGCGCCTTTGCCGAGCTGCGAATCTCGCTCTTCCTTAGGTTTTGCCGAAAGTTGCCTTCGCGTTCCTCCAGAACTTTGACCCGTTCGGTCAATACCGGGTCTGACTCGGCCGGCTTCGCTGGCAAATCGCCATCTTTAACAGGTGGCTTCGCGGGTTCTGCCGGAGGCGTCACGGGCGGTTTGGAAGCCAACTCTTTGATCTGGTTGGTTATTCCGCCGAGCGCATCGGAAATCGGCTGAACACGATCCGCAAGCGCCTTATCGAGTTGTTCCTGGGTGACAAACTTCGGCGAGGGTTCGCCGGTCGGGGAAGGAGTCGGTGTCCCCGGCGCACCGGACGGGGAGGGTACTGGCGTCCCCGGAGCGCCTTGTGGCTCTCCCATTACAATTACCTCCACAGGTTTTAGTCGTCAAGGATTATTTTTTAGATCGTCTCTAGAAGATTCAACATTTTGGCCTCGATCCTGTCAGCTACCTCGTCCAATCCTTGCGCCTTCGAACGCTCGACAGCTAGCGCCAACTGCTGCAGAGCGAGCGGAACCTTGCCGATTGACTCGCTTGCGGACTGCTCCGGCTGCGGCGTCGGGGCTGCGTCTGGGTCGGATGGTTCTTTTGGATCTTCACTCGGCTTTTGCTCGGGCCCTTTAAGCGCGCTCTCGAGCTTTTTCCCTTCCCCTGAGAAGTCATCCAAACCAGTAACTTTCACTTTCTCCGGGTCCTCGTTTCGGAACACCGCAATCCGTTTCAATGAACGCTCTACGCTCTCGCGTATCCCGTCAGCGATCGACTGAAGCAGAAGCGTAAACGGTTCGCGGTCCATCTCCTTTGCGGCCGCCGCCTGCCTCGGGTTCTGAGTGGCGAGCGCTGCGGCGTGCTGCGCCATCGAGGCGAAAACCTCGTAGTGATCCTTGCGCGCCTGGTCGCGTTCCTTGAAAGCCGGATTGAAGTGTTCACTCGGAGATGCAAAGAAGCCGACATCGTCGTTTTGCTCGAGTTGCGCAATAACTTCCTCTCCAAAATGCATCTCGCGAATATCTTTCTTGTTGGTCTTGATGAACGGCGCAGGGTAAGAGCAACGCCAGATCGAATAGGCAATCGCGGAATCGATATTATAAAGTTTTAACGCCGGATCTTTCAGACGCTTCATTGCCCATAGGCCTTGAAGGATCTCTACAGGCTCCAGCGGCATGGCTTCAAGCTCGTGCGCCCGCACTTGCTTCAACTTAACTTCCTCGTTCGGAGGTGGCGCCTTTTCCTTGATGTCCTTGACGCTCTCGTACTCTGCCGTTTCTTCCTTCGTGAAGTAGGAATACAGATACCGAACCTGTTTCACCTCGCTCCATGGATGCTCACGAATTGGAATCTTTCGAAACGTTTTAATCCAGTTGGGTGTTCTCTCGGTGATCTGGACGCGCGGCAGGAACGAGAGGCGCAGGTCGCCATTCTCGTCCGGAACGATTCCGATGTACGATCGGCCCCCAACAAGGATCTCCTGCAGGTGCCGGCGCATGTATGCGATGAAGTCTTCCTCGCTGCCGTCAACGTTCGAGTTGAGCGTTGCCCAGTAATCCGACGGGCCCTCGATCTTCGGCCGGTTCTTGAGAACGGACGCGGCGATATGATCGAGCATGCCGGCGGTCCGGTTCGTGTATCGGCAGATACGTTTCTTGGTAGCCCAAAGACCGGGTGACCGAATCGTAAAGTCCTGGTGAGCGGTTACGTTCTCCTGCTCAAGCTTCAGGTGATCGGTCTTCACGTTCTCGGACTGCTGCGGCCCGTCTGACTGCCGACGGTCTAGGTATCTTTCCTGAAACCAGGTGCCCGTTTTGCCTGGCTGGTCGGGCCCGTCGTACAGGTCGCGACAGGTGACAATCAGTGCGTGAGGGTTTGTGTCGGCCTGCAGAATCGCAGCTTTTATGCTTGATGGCCACTCCATGACAGACATAAGTACCTAAATGCACGTCTTGCGTCAATCCAAAAAAACCCGTAGAGTTATAGATATGGCGAAGAGAAAGGCCAAACAAACCGCCAGCAAGCAGCCCAAACGACCGCGAGGTCGGCCTAAATCGCCGTCTCTGGCGACGCTTAAGGCGAAGGTAAAGCGGGATGGATACGATTCCCTAAACAAATTTGAACAGGCCGATTATGAAAAAATGATCAGCTCTGAGAACCGCGCAAAGGTTCTTAAGCTTCCAGGGGTCAAAAAGGGATTTAATATCAGCGCGGAGCTATCCAAGTCAATCCCGCATATCTACCAGGCGTTATTGAATGAAGCACTTTACGGAAAAGGCATCGCCCGCATCGCCGCCGCAAAGGCCCTGCGTGAGTGGGCGAAGGAAGATATCATAGATGACGGCGAAGGCGTCGAGGTCAGCTTTGACATAACCGGCACCGGACAGGATGAACTCGAGGACGCCGAGGACGCCGAGACCGCTTAAGATGAAAGCTGTCCTGAAAGCTACGCCGGCACAAGTTGAAATTATTGAAGATAAAACGCCCATCAAGGTCGTGACATGCGGCCGGCGTTGGGGCAAAACAACGTTGATGGCGCTCGCGCTCGCGCGTACCGCCTTTGCGTTTCCAGGTAGCAAGTCGATGTACATTGCCAACGACTACGCGCTATCCCTGGATCTGTTCCGAACCATGAAGCGAGCGCGCGGGTTTATGCGGTTCGTCAAGTCCAGCCCTGCGCAGTTCCCTCCCCGCATGGAACTCAAGAACGGCAGCGAGATCCAGTTTCGTTCTGGCGACCGACCAGAGTTGATCCTTGGTGGTGGTCGCAAGTTAATCTGTCAGGACGAAGCCGCGCGCGGAAAGCGAGATCTGTATCAAGAAAAGCTACTCCCCATGATCGCCGATACCGACGGACAGATAATACTCGGGTCGACGTACAACGGCCGCAACTGGTACTACGATCTTTCCAAGGAGGGCCGCAAGGGAGCGGAGGATATACGGACCTGGGTCTACCCCTCGCGTACTGGACTGAAGTTTCAAGGGGCGCGCGGTAAGCGACGTCTCGAGCGACTACGCAAACGATTCCCCGAAAGCGTCTGGCTTCAGGAATTCGAGTGCCAACCCCTGGCCTCGAAAGACGCGGTATTCCGTTTCGTAGAGCGCATTGTCGGCGGCCGCCTCGAGCCTACCGCTATTCCCGGACACAACTACGTTCTTGGTCTGGACCTCGGACGCGTGAAAGACCCGACAGGCGCCGTCGTCCTCGACCTGAACACCGATACCGTAGCGCACGCCGAATCGTTCCCGCTCATGATGGAACACGCCGAACAGGCGCAACGAGCGAAGCGATTAGCGCAGGCCTACAACGACGCCGACGTGATTGTCGATTCAACAGGTGGAGCCGCAGGAGGCAAGGAGGAAAGCTACGTCAAGTTCTATCGCGACGTCATCGACGGCTTGAGGGAGATCACCTGGACGCGAACTATGAAAATGAACCTCGTCAATCAAACCGCTCTCGACATCGAACGCAAGAAAGTCTACATCCCGAAAGAGGCTACCGAACTGGTAGCGCAAACCAAACTGTATCAGTACCGCTTTGGAGCAAACGCGATCATGCCGACCTACGGCGCGCCATCAGGAGAACACGACGACGAGATATCAGGGCTGATGATGTGCCTCTGGGCTAGAGAGCGCGGCTGGGTCAGCGCGAGTGCGGGCCGTAGGTGGAGAGGGTTGACTTAATCGTACGTCCCCGTCAATCCGGTTTGGCCAGGGTCTTCCGGGTCAGCGTCCCCGTTTGCTATACGAGCCCTCTTGTACTCGTCCCCGCATGGCTTGCAGTATTCTCCATCTTGAATGCCGTGCTCGCACCCTCCGGTTTCCTCGCCGTGAATAAACTTCGCGATCTTTCGATTCGCCTCGGCCAGTTGCTCTCTTAGCTTTCGCACTTCCTCTGCCTGCGGACTGTCCCACGGGCCGCCGTAATCCGACTTCCTGCGACTCAATTCCGGGTCTGGGTGGGAGGCTGCTACTCCGCACGTTATAATCTTGTGTTCCAGTAATTTCACGCGCTCCCGCGCCTCGGCCAGTTGCTTTGCGAGTTCGGCAACCTTGAGCGTGTGTTCTGCTAATGTTTCCGCTGTCTTGTGTGCGGTGTCCTCCCATTTATCCCGTTCCCGCTTCAGCGCCTCGTAGTCGGAAGCTGATACAACTATTCGCATGACATCCTCCGCAGCGCTCGCCTTGATACGATTTCGATTTCTCCAGTGTCCATGAACCGGACCATACACGACCCTCGCTTACCAACCGCCAACACCCTGCAGGTCCGGCCCTTCAAATCCGCGCGCTTCGGATTGTTTCCCCATCCAAACGAGTAAAGCTGATTCTTACGGCCAGGCGCCGGCCCCGGGTATTCTTTGCGGTTATTCACCAGGACTCCTCCACAGGAGCGCGTGCCGGCGCGTTAGTCCTATTCTATTCGTTGCGAGCGATCGAAGCGTTCGCCCACATGGAAACCTCTTCCAACTTCGTCAGTGCTACCGCCCGCTCACGCGAAGGCGGGCAGTCGTACAGGATTAAGACGGCAAGGTTGCGCGCCGTGTTCCTGATCGCTCCATACCGGTCCGGCTGGTTGTCCTTCGGCGAGTGGTACGTGAAGTTGTTCTGTAACCGCTGCAGGTCCTCTTCAGTCGGTTGATACTTCGGCGGCGTCGGCGCTGGCTCGCCTCCTGCCGGCGCCACCCCGCTTCCTATGTTCGCTTCTTGCATTGGTCCTCTCCTTTCGGTTGCTGCCGGGGAACGCCCCCGGCTATCCGGTTGAATCAGCCTGTGGTGCCAGTTATCGCGTGGCTCGGACAGGTTGTTGACTTTACAAAACCGATCAGCCAATTCAGCCACTACAGAGGCATCGTGCTTTGCGCCCAATTCGACGCCATGCACAAGACTGGTCAGGTATGCTGCAAAACCAAATACCGCCTCACTGCCTGTCAACTCTTCCATGGTTCTCCCTCTCGCTGGTGGGCGCGTGGCAGGTTGCGTTAAAACGGAATCTCAACACCGCACGGGCAAAGCTCGTCATGCGGTGTCGATCTACCGCAAGAATCGCAAGAGAACCGGTCAAACGTCTGCCGTATCAGCTCGGCCCTGATCGGCTTCGCCTGCGAAAGTACATGATCCATCAAGGTCTGGCGAGCCTCCGCAATCTTGTTGCGAGCATAGTGGCGCGCGTCGATGCCCTTTCTATCGGAGAGTGGCACGGGGAGTGCGCACGGCTTCACATCCAGGTCTGCAGGGAATTGAACCTGGGGCTTGTCCGCTTTCTGGTCCGGCTCGCTCTCAGCATGGACAATACACCTCGGACAGTCGTACGGATCCCCATACCCAACGATCCGGCCCGTGTCCCAACATAGCAGACACTTGCGCTCGGGCTTCGCGGTCCGCATCTCAAAGCAGCTCGGTTCGCGGATAGGGGCTAGCGCCTTATGGATTTGCTCAGAAACCGCGCCGTCGAACGCGGCTCTAATAGAATCCTTCGCCTTCTGTAAAAGATCGCCGTGCGTCACATCTTCGACAACCAGCTCGCGAACCTCGCACACGAAGTCAAGCGCGTGCTTCTTTTTGTCTACGGCGTACGTCCCATCCTCGCGCCATAAACCGAGACTGTCGCCGTCGCCAATAGAGCCAACGTACCCAAAGTCTGGCGGCGTTGTGCCCGGAATCTTCCGGTCTATCTCGATCACCTTGCCGTC